TTAGAGAAACAAGAAACTAGGGTGCAGCAATCCTTAGACGTTTTGCTAGAAGGCGTAAACGAAATCAAATTGCTACTTGCTAAAAAAGGAATTGAATGAATGCAGATTAAAATGTCTACTCGCTTAGTTGTTTTGACTAAAACCAAAGCCTTTAAAATTCCATTAGACCGTCGAGGATGGTTGCAAGGAATCAACGAAGGCAAGGTTTGGGAAACCTACAAAAGCAGCGGTCATCTTGCACCGCTTCTTTGGTCGTTAGGTGGCTTTGTTTGTATGCGCAGAATAACAGCAACAGACAAAATAATGCCGCAGCTAGTTGACATGGTGAAAGCAACTATTCCCGCTTTAAACATTACCAACTGTGATTTGTACCGTGCGGAAAATTGGGGTACGTACAATAATGCTTGCGTTCTTTTGGATTACGGTATTGACAAACGAATTTCTAGAATGTACTGATGAAACGACAACAGCAATATGAAGATAGTTTCTACTTGGTCCTAGTGGGTTTAGTTGGGTTGCTTTTATCTGTGCTTTATTTGCTATGAGGCAGGTCAAAAAAATCATTTTGCATTGCACAGCAACGGTTGAAGGTCAAGAATTTGACATCACAGACGTCGACCGCTGGCACAAAAAAAGAGGTTGGAAGTCGGTGGGTTATCATTACCTGATAAAACAAGACGGAACGCTTCAGGTTGGAAGAAGCTTAGACGAAGTAGGAAGTCACGCAAAAGGTGAAAACAGCGACAGCATTGGAATTGTCTATGTCGGAGGTTTAGACGCAAACAAAGAACCAAAAGATACCATGACGGCTTATCAAGAGCTAACTCTTATGGAATTAATCTTTAGCTTGCGAACAGTTTTCCATTGGATGCCCGTTCACGGTCACAATGAATATTCCAGCAAGGCTTGTCCGTCATTTGACGTTCAGGAGAAATATAAGTTTATCAACGAAAAAATATAAAAATGAGTTTTCTAGCACAATATTGGAGTGAAATTTTAAATGTCGTTCTCGTTGCAGCAGGTACTATTACTGCATTGACCGAAACAAAAAAAGACGACAAGGTAGTCAACGTATTATCACGTATCCTCCAAGCCGTCGTCTTTGGTAAAAACCGGAAAAAGTAGTCCGGCTTTAGTTTAGTATTCTCCCGTGAACTTTTCGATAGTTCCGTCCATGTTTACGATACCTCTGGTTTCCGGCTCGTCTTCGACCTTCCACTTTTTTGCCGATTGAAGTGCCGTCAAAATTTCGACGCTTTCTTTTAGCTTTTTCTTGTGGTAGTCAATTTCCCATTTCTTGTCTTGTATCAACTTATCTAAGGCATTGATTTCGGTGTGGTCTTCCATTGTTATTTATCGTTTAATTGTTCGTAGTCGTGGTCTGCGCGTTCGAAGAAGTCAGGACTTGTGTCCTGCTCTTCGTCGCTGGGGTAGTCGTAGCCTTCTCTCCACATTATCGGGGGGCGATACCTCGTGTTGGTTGTGTACCCCAAGCTAACTCGTGTGAGTTGCGGTTGCGCTCATCGTCGTAGCCTTTCTCAATCCATTCGGCTTCGTCGAAGACATTAAACTTTTGGTCGGTGGTCAGCTCGTTGAAGTGCTTGCCGTACCATTCTTGCGCTATGCGCTTCATTTTAGGTGTTGGTGCCATGTTGTGGTATTTGTGTGGTTTTCCATACCTCCAAAGTTAACACTTTCTTTTCCATAATCCTTGGATATTGTAAACTTTATCTTACCTTTGTCGCTAAACCACACCAATGAAAAGAGGAGCAGTTTACATTAACGCAACCGTAAGTGCCGAGGCTATAATTTACAAGGCACGGGCTCTTTCGGTGTTTTCAACAAAACGAGATGCGGAAAAATGGCTGGAACGTCAGGTTGCTTTTGAACCTCATAAAGAGTTTACGTACAGGGCAGTCGAAGAAGAATTCTGTGAACACACAAGACGCTGGTCAGAAGCTGAAAATTAAAACAACGGTATATCCAACGGGCAAACCAATCTCCCTTAATGATTGGTACAACCATATACACCAAATCGAAAAACGATGGTATCAAAAATCGAATCGGTCACTCCAGCCGAGTCCTACACGGACGACTATGGACAAAAATGGGCTTTCATCTACACCTTCCAAGACGGAACTGTTATCAAAGCTTCTCACAAGTCTCAAGCATCACCATTCCAACCGGGACAAGAAGCTGAGTACGAAATCAAAGGAGAGTACGAAGGCGTGAGCCGAGGCTCGGTAAAAAAGCCCGGATTTAACGGCGCTGGAAATTCTGCAAAACCGATGAGTTTTGGTTATTCAAACGACTCAAAAGACGTGAGGATTGGTAATCAATGGGCAATTAACTGCGCGGTTCAAGTGTTGCAGTTGCAGGTGACCACCGGAAGTCAGATAACCATTGAAAATATTGGTCGACTTGCAAAGGAGTTAATCGAACTTAGAGAATCAATCAAATGACACACAAAGAAAGGTTGTTATCATATCTTGAAGCGAACAAAAAAATAACGTCGCTGGAGGCTGTTTACGAATTAGGCAACACTCGGTTGGCAGCTACTGTTTTTAATCTTCGTGATGAAGGTTACAATATTGAAAGCACGGACAAAAAGGTTCCGACGCGATGGGGAAAAGAAGTGTCCGTAACTGAATACATATATCATGGGAAAAATAAAGGAAGCTTATCCTAACATTGACGTTACTAAACCTCGCACTTTAGACACTTTCATTAAGATGTATTTTGGAACACAGGACGCTGCCGACATTGTTTTGCAAAGGACTAAAAAAACTTGCAATCGATGGTACAACGCAGAACCGAGAAGTTTTTTAAAAGTTCTACCTGAATTAAAAAATGAAAGCGGAATGGAGTATGGTGAAATCGTCGAGTTAATTCTACAACGAGATGCCGACGTTACAGCATTACGAAACTCTGAAGGTGGAAGACCTTAAGAAAATGCGCAAAGAACTGTTACACTTGATTTTGAAAACTGAGGGATATAAGGCGTACTTGTTGAACGAAGAACTACAAAAAGTGAAACGCGTTTTAGTAACAAGAACAGGTGACCAAAGATGGAGATGACAGGACTTTGGATACCAGTTTCTATAATTAAGGAACCATCGCTCACCGCAGTTGAGAAGTTTGTACTTGCAGACGTCTTGGCTATGGTAGGCGGTGGTCTTCCTTATTTTAAATCGAACGCTCGGATTGGTCTTGACTTTAATGTAAGCGCAGGAACAATATCACGGAGCGTCAGTAACTTGATTGCCACAGGTCATTTAGAACTTGTAAGTTTTGATGGCAGGAAAAGAGAGGTAACCGTAAACCCTGCATACTTAAAGCCGGGTACTCAGAGTAATCAGAAATGGGTAGGCAGGGTAAATCAAACCGAAAAGCCAGCATCATCAAAAGCGCAACATAATACTACAGTTAGTAAACAGAGTAGTAAACAACTTAATATTTGGTGGCATCCTGAGTATGTGAGATTGACGGACGCTTGGGAGGAATGGGTGGACGAACAAAAAACAATTAGAAAGAAACCCTACACTCAGAGAGCTAAACAGATGGCTTTAAAAAGATTAAACGAGTTATCAAAAGGTGACGCTATACAAGCAATTAATATCATTAACCATGCTATCTTGAAATCATGGGACACGTTTTGGGCGCTACCAAAAAACCACACCAACAATGACAAAGGATTTAAAAAAGACAACTTCACAACGGACGGACTTAGCGACTTTATTAAAAACGGATAATTTCCCTACAAGACCAAGTGAGGCTTTTTACGATGGGACAAGTTTACAGGCAGCGGTAAAAGAGTACCCGTCTTTGGTTCGAGGATGGATGCTTGCTGAGGTTGGAAAGTTATGCAAAGACATGGATATGAGTAAAACCTTAAAAAGCGATGAAGAGATTCAATTTTGCTGCCGAAGTATTATCGAAGACCATCCTACGGTTACGTTACAGGAAATGCGCCTTTGCTTTAATATGCTGAGACAGGGAAAGTTTGGGAAACTGTACGAACGTTTAAAAACGGCAGAGATTTTAGATTGCCTACGAAATTACGAGTCAGAAATTAGGACTCAAGTAATTGAAGACCGCATCAGTAAGCAAAGGTCTGAGATGTTTGAGCGCTCGGAACGAAAACTGGAACCTTTAAATTTAAAAGACCTTGTGAAAGATTCACCTTTACCAACGCCACAAGGAGGAGGTACGCGAATTCGCCAGTCTTGGGAAAAAAACAACCACACAAAATGAAAAGAGATTATCTAAGCTATACCGCTTTAAAAGCGTTTGCAAAAAGCCCTGCTCATTATATTCAGTACGTAATGGGAGACCGCGTGGAAACACCGGACATGAAGTTTGGTACTGCGTTTCACAAGTATGTTCTAGAAAGAAACGATTTTGATTCGAGCTACGACGTAATGCCGAAAGTAGATAAAAGAACAAAGGCGGGAAAAGCGGAATGGTCAAAACGGCAAAACGGTTCTAGAGTGGTCATTGATGAATCTGAACTTGCTAGAATTATGGCAATGCAGAATAAAATCGAAGAACATCCGGAAGCAATAAAAATATACGAAGAAGGATTAAGTGAAATTCCGGTGGTTAAGAAGATACACGGAATCGAATTTAAGGGGTGGATAGACCGTACAAATGAGCATGGGACATGGGACCTTAAAACATGTCAAGACGCAAGTCCTAACGGCTTTAAAAAGGCAGCCTACAACATGGACTACTACCTGCAAGCAGCTATTTACTGTGAGCTAACTGGACGCGACCAATTTAGATGGTTAGCAATTGAAAAAACGGCTCCTTACAATGTCATGGTTTATGATATATCACCGGACGCATTGTATTGGTCAAAAGCAAGATTAAAAACATTAGTGAGTAAATTTAAACTTTGGGATGGCAGTCCTGAAAGCTACAGCAATGAAGTTGTGAATTTAGAGCTGCCTTCTTGGGTTTAAGTTACCGAGTCCTATTCGCTCGGTTGGTAGGTCAGGGTGAAACGTCATTCTGACCTATCTTTACTTCATGGCAAAAACTCCAAGACAAAAGCTAGTGGAGAAATTGGACAGGATATACAGCGAGTACGTCCGACTATTCAACACCGATGAAAACGGCTACGGCAATTGTGTGACGTGCAACACCCGTAAATTTTATAAGGATGCCGACTGCGGTCACTTTATCACACGAGCAAAAAAGTCGACGCGCTGGTTGCATCAACCTCCTTTAGTCAATGCATCTTTGCAATGTAAACAATGCAATATGAACGGAGGAGAGCAGTACCTACACGGTCAAATGCTGGACGCAATTTACGGTGAAGGAACGGCAGACGAGGTGTTAAGGTTAAGTAATATCAGCGTGAAGTACTCAGCAGCTGAACTTGCTGAAATGATTGAAAAGTACAAGGTCAAACTGACTAACCTAAAAGTGACGAAATATTTGTGACCTGTGCTGAATTATTCATAAAAGAAAAACACAACGAACTTTTAAACCTTTGTCGGGCTAAGGTTGAAAATGGCGACGATTTATTTCAGGACATTTGTTTATGGGCTTTAGAAAATAAAAAAGCAAAAGAGTTGTGCGAGCGTGACGAGCTTCTCTTTTATATATTGCGAATGATTGGCATCAGTTCTTTTTCAAAAAACTCACCGTATTACTACAAGTACAAAAAGCACAATGAAAACACGCAGCAGTTTCAATCGTATCATCAAAGAGCTGAAGTTGAAGCTGTCCCATTATATGAAAAGGAAATGGAGTGGATTATGGACAAGCTTAAAAACCTGCATTGGTTTGATGCAAAGCTTTTCGAAATCTATTATTGGCACAATCATTCATTAAACACATTATCCAATGAAACAGGAATCTCAAGAAGCACAATCAACAAAAGCATCTGCAAAACGAAAGCGTACCTCAAAAAAGAAGCACAAAGGATTAGGGGACGTAGTGGAATCGGTAGCAGAAGCGACAGGAGTTGCGACGGTGGTAAAGAAAATACTGGGGGATGATTGCGGATGCAAAGAACGAAAGGTTGCTTTAAACAAGCGGTTTTCATTTGTGAAATCAATGACGGGTGAAGAAGCTTCTATTTGGCTTTTTGATTTAAGAGCCGCGTGGAAAGAAGGGCGTATCACAAAACAACAACAAGAGGCGGCTCTCAAGTTGTATGAAAGCGTATTTAGAATTAGACATAAAATGAGTCGTTGTGGCTCATGTGTAAACCAAAAACTAGCTGACCTTGAACAAGCCTACCTCGCAAGTTGTGAAGATTCAACAACTGAAACAAAACCCGAATAATCCTCGGTTCATTAAAGACGACAAGTTTGCGCTACTTGTAAAAAGCGTGCAGGAGTTTCCGGAGATGTTATCAACGCGACCAATCGTCGTAAACAAAGATTACGTTATACTCGGCGGCAACATGCGGTACCGAGCCTGTAAAGAAGCTGGCTTAAAAGAAGTTCCAATTGTAATCGTTGATTGGGACGAAGAAAAACAGAAGGAGTTTGTCATTAAAGACAACGCTGGATTTGGTGCGTGGGATATGGAGATGCTTGCAAATCTCTACGACGCAGAAGACCTTACAGATTGGGGTGTTGATATTGACTTTGCAAACGAACTAGAAACGGAAGCATCAGACGATGACTTTGAAGTAGAGCTACCGCCTGAGTCATTTTTAAAGCGTGGGGATTTAATCGAAATTGGAAGTCACAGATTGCTTTGCGGAGATGCAACCAAGTACGATGACTACGTCAAATTAACCTCCCTAGAGATGTGTGACGCGGTGGTAACAGACCCACCTTACAACGTGAACTACGAAGGAGGTACGGAGCAAAAGCTCAAGATTGAAAACGACCACATGGCGGATAACGATTTCTATCTTTTCCTGCTCGATGCTTTTTCACGTGCGATGGAATGCATCAAACCCGGTAGTGCCTTTTACGTTTGGCACGCAGACACCGAAGGCATCAACTTTCGACTAGCATTGAAAGCAGCCAACATACAAATACGTCAATGTTTAGTATGGGTTAAGAACACACTTGTTATGGGAAGGCAAGATTACCAATGGAAGCACGAACCGTGTCTCTATGGATGGAAAGAAGGAGCGTCGCACCGTTGGTTCACAGACAGAAAGCAAACCACCGTACTTGAATTTGATAAGCCAAGGTCAAGCCGGGAACACCCAACAATGAAACCCGTGGAGCTAATGGCTTACCTTATCAAAAACAGCACAGACAAAGAAGAGATAGTGTTGGACCCATTTATTGGAAGCGGAACTACTATGGTGGCATGTGAGCAGCTGGGACGCTTGTGTTATGCAATGGAGTTAGACCCAAAATATTGTGAAGTGGTCATCAACCGTATGCTTAACTTAGAGCCTAACCTGCAAATTAAGGTGAATGGAAAAGCTTACATACCTAACACATAAAAAAGAATGAACGACAAGAAAAAATCAATGCTCGAAGCTTTGGAGCGTTCTCTAGGTGTGGTGTCAGTAGCTTGTAAGCAAGTAGGCATTAGTCGTTGGACACACTACGATTGGAAAAAGAACGACGATGAGTATGCTAAGGAAGTGCAGGGCATTGCAGAAGCGTCCGTAGATTTTGCGGAAAGCAATCTGTATAAGTTAATCAAGCAAGGCAACCCAAGTGCAACCATTTTCTACTTAAAGACCAAGGGCAAAAAGCGTGGTTATACTGAGTCACAAGAAGTGATTATTAAAGAAAAGAAACCTTTGTCTTGGTTTGACGAAGTGCTGGAACACACCGACCAGACGAAGTCACACTTGCTGGATGAATGAAGCTGGCAAAAACGTACTACGACTGCAAAGCTTCTAAAGCTAAGATTCAAATCCATCAAGGAGGCACGCGTAGCGGAAAGACATGGTCCGTCTGCTTGTGTCTGATTGAGCTTTGCCATTCTAATCCAAACGCGGGAATGGTTATCACCATCTGTCGCAAGACCTTTCCAGCTCTTCGCGCTTCTGTTCTACGTGACTTCATGGAGATATTAGAAACCGAAGGTTTGTACAACGCTAACGACCACAACAAATCGGAAAACCTTTACAATCTGTTTGGCAACACCATCGAGTTTATTTCCGTTGACATGAGCCAAAAAGTAAGAGGTAGGAAGCGCGACGTCCTTTTCTGCAACGAAGCCAACGAGCTTGATTGGGGCTCTTGGCAGCAACTAATTTTAAGAACTACGTGGAAGGTAATCGTGGACTTTAACCCCAGCGACGAATATCATTGGCTTTACGACAAAGTCATACCGCGTGATGACAGCGAGTTTTTTAAAAGCACCTACCTTGATAACCCGTTTTTGCCTAAAGAATTAGTTGAAGAGATTGAAAGGCTGAGAGAAACTGACGAATATTACTGGACTGTCTACGGGCTCGGTGAGCGCGGTGTAAGCAAGGAGGTGGTGTTTCACACGGCAACAACACCAAAAGTTCCTGAGAACGCAAAGCTAGTAGCTTACGGTTTAGACTGGGGTTTCTCAAACGACCCGACGGTAATTGTCGGTGTCTATTTACAAGGCGATGACATTTATATGGACGAACTGCTGTACGAGACAAACCTGACCAACCCGGACGTGGCAAAAAAACTACGTGCCATAGGTGTCGACCGTCGCATGGAGATAATTGCTGATAGCAGCGAACCAAAATCAATCGAAGAGATTCACCGCATGGGTTTTAATATTAAAGGAGCAAAGAAAGGTCCGGACTCGATACGCATAGGTATTGATGCCATGCGACGTTACAAGCTTTACATCACGGAGAACAGCGTTAACTTGCACAAAGAGTTTCGCAACTACAAATGGCAGACGGACCGCAATGGGAAGATACTTAATATTCCAGTCGACCTTTGGAATCACGGAGTGGATGCGGTACGCTATGTTTGTTTGAATAAGCTGATTAAAAAAACTGGTAAATATTACATTCGATGAAATTTGCATTAAAGTTTCCTACCAATTACAACGAAGTAAGCATTCAGCAATACCGCGATATCTGTGAATTGGACAAAAAGTACACGCAGGATATTCATAAGGTGATGGCAACAATTCGCATTCTAACAAAAGCCACCGAAAAGCAAGTGATGTCAATCACAAGCAAGGACATACCTCGCATTGAAAAAGTATTGCTTTGGCTCAAGACACCGCCCGACAAATACGATTTGCAACGAACGTTTGAAATGGATGGCGTGCAGTATGGATTGGTACCCGACATGGAAAACTTATCCGTGGGAGAGTTTGCGGACCTTGAGGTTCTTTGCGAAGATGCGGATGCTAATATTCATAAAGTCATGGCAACTCTTTATCGACCGGTCACACGCACGGTCAATAACTGGTACGAAATTGAGCCGTATCAACCTACCGAAGACAAAAATGAAATGATGCTGAATGCACCTTTTGGCGTTGCAGTAAGTTTGATGGTTTTTTTTTCAACTATCGCAAAACAATTAGTGCGGAGTTTGCCACAATATTCAGCGGAGGTACAGCGAATGCGGTCGCTCAAAAATGGGGTTGGTATCAAATAATCTATCAACTTGCGTCCGGAAATATATTAGATATAGAAAGTGTCACTAACCTAAAGGTACGGGAAGCGCTTACTTTTCTATCATACGAAAAGGATGTGATTATGAGTCAAAAAATAAAAACTAATGGGAACAGTTCAGGACGTAAGTAGAATATTCAAAAACATTGCAACGGCTCACCTGCAAATACAAACGTTTTATGAAAACAACTTTGACGAGCTTGACATCAATAAGATACCGAGCAACGGTTATCCATTGATGTATGCACAGGTGACAAACGCACAAGTAGACGCGCAGTTTACACGTTTAGATTTTGACCTTGTCGTTGCTGACATTGTATTTGAAGAGCAAGCGGAAATCATAAACAACGTCTTAAGTTCTACTCTGCTCATTGTGCAAGACGTAATTGCCGAGCTGCATTTAGCTGCTAGTCAGACCTCTCCAATTTCAAACCCAAACTACACCGTTGATTTACCATTCACCTGTAGTCCGTTTCAGTTTCGTTTTGACAACATGCTGTTTGGATGGTCAACGAACATTAGCATAAACGTTCCCCTGCCAAGCAATCTGTGTGACGCTTTGATTGCGTAACCATGAAAAGTATATCTTTCTACATTAACAACGGGAAAGAAAGGTGGAGGTGTGAAAACTTGACTGTCGTTTACAACAGAATGGGTCGCGATTTAGTTTTAGCTGCTCGGCACTATCTGGACCAAAAAGGAAAAAACGCAACGGGCAATTTGCGCAAGAGTGTGGACTTTCAATATTCCGTCGACGATAAGAACGTTCTAAATATCAGCTTCACATACGAAGGTGCTGATTATTGGATGTACGTTGAGTATGGTGTAGGAGGAGCGCTTGGTGGTCCAGAAAATAAAGCGCCTGATTCTCCATTTAGTTTTGGAAGTGGGTCAGGGCGAAAGGGAGGGTTAAGAGGTGCAATTGACCGCTGGGTTATCACAAAAAAGCTCCCCGGATTCCGTGACGCTAAGGGACGGTTTGTTCCAAGAAAACAGCAGGTCGCAAGGATAAGTAGAAAAATATATT